TGTTGCTAACAGATTGACTGCACCTACAGATCAGAGAGATATACAAGAGCGCATCCTGAAAGGTCTTATTCAGGGCGGCAATCTAGTTAACCCTGGAGGACTTGAAACATTCACGCAACCTACTCCGGCCCCAAGACGCGCTCCAGGTCTTCAAAGTCCAGTACGTCCAGTAGTTGCCCCTCCGAAGCCCGCTTCGGCAGTCTCAAGGAAGGCATCTGCAACGGCTCGTGTTACGTCTCGTGTGACACGTTCTCCAAAGACCGCTCCTGTAGCGAAGCCAAAGGTGGTTCGTCCAAGAAACCGAGGGTACTAGGGTGCCGTATGCAATCGAGAAAATCGGTGGCGTGTATTTTGTAACCAAACACGGACGCAAGATGAATAGGAAAGGCTACAAGTCTCGAACTCAGGCTATCAAGTACCAGAGAGCACTGTATGCCAATGCTCCAAAGAGTGAGCGTGCCCCCTAATGCGACCGTTCCTTGAGTGGTTAGAACAGCCAGGGTTCCATATAAGCCGAGGTTGGACAACGGTTGACGGATGGATCGGACCAGGCAAAGCCGACCCATTTGACCATCAGGCCCGCATTCTCGGACACTGCCTTGCGCTAACTTCTGAAGGCAAATTACCGTATACAACGATTCTCTTTAGTACGATCAAGAAGTCAGGGAAAAGTATGTGGGAGGCTGCTATCGGTTCTTGGTATGCAGAGGAGGCACCTCCCGGCTCCGAAATCTATGTGTGCGCGAACGACATGGAGCAAGCAAGCAGCCTCGTGTTTGCTAACATGAAGTACGATGCAGACCAAAAGGGATACAAGACATTTAAGGAAGAGATACGTTATCCCAACGGAACAACTGCCAGAGTTTTGGCGAAGGAGTACAAGTCCGCTGCTGGTCGTCAAGCAGATTTAACCCTGTGGGATGAATTGTGGGCTTTCGACAGCGACAGGGGTGTTCGTATGTGGTCGGAGATGACTCTTATCCCTACCTCTAGGTATCCTTTGAGAGTAATCGTTACTTACGCCGGGTATGAGAACGCTGACCCGAACCTGCTACTCGACCTTTACAAGCACATTATAGTGAAGGGGAAGCCAGTACCCGAACTGGAAGATATTACTGACCGTCGTGGTGTACCCGTTTGTTACACATCACAAGATGGACGCTCGTTCGGTTATTGGGATACAGAGCCTCGCCTGCCTTGGCAGACCACAGACTACTACGAGCAAGAAGCGGCTATGTTGCCCCCGCTCCAATTCCTTCGTCTGCACCGCAATATGTGGGTGTCGAACGAAGACCAATTCATCCCTGTGGAGTGGTTCGATGCGGCGGTGGAACGGGGTCAGGCTGCTGGCCTCATGGGGCCGTTGAATATGGTGAGTGAATCACCGTACCGAACTTTCCCGGTGTCGTTGGCAGTGGATGTTGGAGTGAAGCAGGACTGCTCTGCGGTTGTTGGAACATACTACGATGTAAAGCGCGGTCGTGTCGGACTGGCCTGTTGCAGTGTGTGGAATCCAATGAAGATGGGCGAGATTGATCTGGAGGCAACAGTAGAAGCGTATATACATGATATATACAAGAAGCTCAAGGTCATCTCTATTGTCTACGACCCATCCAACTTTCACCGCTCTATGACAACTCTGAAGAAGAGCAACTATCCAATGTTTGAGTTGACGCAGAGTGGAGACCCAATGATTAAGGCGAGTAAGGCGCTGTATGATTCCTTGCGTAACGGTACATTTGAGGCGTATCCTGAGCCGACCCTTCGAGACCATTTGAAATATGCTATTGGCAAGGCTACACCGAGAGGCTTCAGGATTGCCAAGGAAAAGAACTCCAAGTATCCAAACGATGCAGCCGTGGCGCTGGCAATGTCTGTGTATGATTCTATCGAGCGTGCTGGGGTAGATACAAGCAAGCCCATTCGCATTACCAGTCCATTCACGGATCATCAGCAATCGAGTGGTGCATTCCAGCGCCCGCGTCAACGAACAGAGGAAAGCTGGCTTCCAGAGCCGCTAAGGTCAAGGGTAAACTGATGCTTGTTCTAGATTATAAGTGCAAACTATTCAACGGTGTAGTGGCTTATGATTTGTGGTCAACTTATGGTTTACCTCTTGAAGTTACTCAAGACTATATCCGAGAAAAACTTGGTGAAGAGTGGAGAGTAAATCAAGAGGAATTCGACGCCGCAAGAGATGGACACAAGAGGAAATCCCAAAATGTCGCCAATGCTTGAAGCAGTTGCCGACAACATGACCACGGTTCGACTTGCCAACAATTTTTGGTCAAGAGCGCGCCAATTCAACGAGCCGTGGCATAATGCAATTCGACGCTGGAGACGATACTACGATTTTGCCCATTACGGGAACCAAGCACGGCCTAATGAAGACCGTTATGCAGACCCTACCTACACTAACGTCGTTGATCTCGCGGTAGGCATTGTGCTTGCGAACGACATCGAGTGGCGGGCTTATGGGTTCTCCCCAAGCCCCGAAGAAGATGAAGACACTAGCCACATTGAGAAGTACCTGGCAGGTCTGTGGGAGATCAACGACGTTAGAGAAGGCTCATACCAGAAGTTCGATCTGATTCAGAACTTCATGCGTGATGGATGCGGTATCATCTATTCGGTATGGGATGAAGAGATTGCAAAGCGGGTCATGGACATCAAGCCGCAGCAAGACCCTTCATCTCCAGAGGGTGTTACGCTTGTCCCTGTCTACACCGAATCTCCGGTTAGAGTTCAGGTTATCGACCCTCTAAAAGTATTTGCTCTGCCTGGAGGCCCGTATCGTTGGTTGCAAGTCGGTAAGATAGAGCGGGTCAGCGTTTATGATGCTGAATCTATCTATGGTAAGAGGTTCCCTAAGTGGGGGTACCTGACAATGGAGCAGCGTTCCCAACAGTATGGGAACCTGATTGACTACTGGCGACTGGCAGAGATTGATGTGCCTGTTATTGAGCGCAATGCCATCCCACCACAAGATACGGCAATGGGCGGGCCGATGATGGGCAATCAAATGCCTATGCCGGGTATGGGACAGAATGAAGGCATGATGCCAATGCCGGGGCAGTTTGCTACTCCCGCTACCCCGCCCGAGCCTGCCCAGACGCGCAAGAAGTATGTCGTACAGCACTCCTTGGTGTTCGAAGATCAGGTTATCTGGCCGCTGCACAACACGGGGTACGACGACCTACCATTCTCTATAGGCTTCTTCAAGCCCGTGTCGAAGGATGCTCCTAAAGACTGGGGCCACAATATCATGCGGCCTCTTGAGACGACAATTGAACTGCTGGAGAAACTGACCAACAGACGTACCAGACAAATCAACACATTCACATCTCTGCCAATGACCTTGCAGGCTATTGCTGGTCGCCCGCCTGTTCAGATACAAGGTTTGGACATGGATGTGCTGGAACTCAGCCAAGGCGAGGAAATCAAGTTCCCGCAGTGGCCTGGAAGTCCACCAGATGTTGACCGTCAAATTGATTTCATGTTACGTCGAGCGCAACAGTCCGGTTTCTCGGATGTGGCGTTCGGTTCCGGGCCGAGCCAGGTTGCTGGATATGCTCTAAGTCAACTATCGGATACGAACCGTATTCGTCTTGAGCAACCAGTAAAGCACCTGGAGTTCCTGTTGTCGCAGTGGGCGCAGAAGGCGCTTAAGATTACAGCCAAGTACGCTCCTGATGCTGTTATCCGAGTGTATGGACAGTTACGCGGCAAAGACTTCGTTGACCAAGTGTTCAGCCCAGACCTTGCTGACTACAAAGTTAAGGCGTTAATTAAGCCAGAGTTTCCAAACGAGAAAGTACGCAATCACGCTATGGCAACACAAGTTCGTGGCGTTCTATCAGAGAACACAATTATGGAACGCTACTTAGACATCGACCAACCTGATGATGAGAAGAAGCGTCGATTGCGAGATGCCGCAATGAACCATCCTGTGATGGTGCAATATGGGATAATCAATACATTGATGGAGATGGCACAAGCAGGAGATCAGGCAGCAGCTATGACACTACAGCATTTGCTGATGGGACAGGGAACAGGGAACCCTGAAGGACGACCTGAAGAACCGCGCAACAATGAACAGATGATGGGTGTTGCTTCGCCTACTGGACAGCCGACACCAGAAGAGGCTGGAGCAGCGCCACCGGGTCAATCTCCCGAAGACCAAATGAGAGGCATCACCGAAGCTGCTCCTGGGATGACATAACATGACGCACAAAGATGATGTAGATATGCTAAAGCACGCCTTCAAGGACGGCGCGGATATGATGCGGGATGCCTTGAGTATGCCGCGAGACCCTGACCTTGCCAACTACCAGAAGTTGTCTTCGCAAGACTTTATGGATATGACAACGAAATTCGGGTCGGAGCCTGTTATTGACTACATCAAACGTATGGAGATGAAGGCGGGCGGAGTGAAGGAGAAGAAGAATGCCAGTTAGTCCTCTTGCGCCCTTAGTTCGTTTGACAAACGACAAAACCAAGCCAAGGTTGCAGGAACCTAAGTCTATTCCTCGTGTTCGCCTGACTAATGATAGAACGAGTGGAATAGGATACGAGAGGGCTGGAACAAGCGCGTCTCCGGCAGCCTATGCAGCCTGGGCTATGACTGTTCCTGGTAGTGCTCCTTGGATTAAGGGTACGCCTGCCTACAACTATTTCAATCAGTCTTCGGGGGGCGGTGGAGGTGGCGGTTCCGCGAAGACTGATTGAAA